TTTTACCAGAAACTGCTGGTATACGAATATCGTCAGATACTGAAAACAGTATTGATGCCACAATTAGCTACGTAGAGATATCTTAAGGAGTATATAAGATGAGTAATTATTATATAGGACAAAATCCAGAAAATTCCTTAGGAGATAGTCCACGTTATTTTTATGCAATGCGCAGAGGCGACAATGGACAAATGTATCTTAGAAGAGTTGATAACTTAAAAGATAAAGACAGTGTCGATGTCAACCTTCCAGGTGATCCGGCAGAAACATTTGAAGATTTCGAGCCAGGCATTGATTACTTTGAAGGAATTAACGCAGATCACGAGCAAGTATATGCTAACATGTTTTACCCACAATATAAATGGGATAATAGAAGCATTTTATACTATATTGACGATGAAGGAATGTTAGTACAAAGAATTAATCAAAATTATGATTATCCAACTGGGATATCTGAATAGGATAGAAAATGGCAGAATTTAAGATAAGCACACTTAGGTATACGTGGAAAGGCAACTGGGAAACAAGTACCGATTATATTAAAGACGATGTTGTAAGGTATGGCGGATCAAGTTGGATCTGTATTAGAAAACATACTTCTTCAGCATTTAATGAAGATTATACATATGTTCCACCTGGTGAAGATATTTCACAACCTGCATGGGAGAAGATGACAAATGGCTATGCATGGAAAGGCGAGTGGACGACTGCTACGTTGTTTGAGCCGGGCGATATTGTCGCACAAGGCGGAAATTTATATCTCTGTGTAGGATCTCATACTTCTGATACATTCTTTGATACTGATATTGCAGAATGGATTGTTTACGCTTCTGCTAGTGAATGGACTTATAACTGGCAAAGTTCTACAAGATACGGTGTTGGTGATCTAGTTAAATGGGGAAGTAACATTTATCGTTGTGTCCAAGGTCATACTTCAAACGATACTGCTCTTGAAGCCGACATTGCTAATTGGTCTACATATCTTTTAGTAAAAGATTACGCAGGCGAGTGGGCAACTGGTGCTGTTTACAAAGTAAATGATATTGTTAAGTATAGTGGTACACTTTTAACTTGTATAACTGGACATAGTGCAGGATTGTATATTAATATTGATAACTTTGCAGTCGAAATTCCTGGTAATAAAGTAAGAGGTGACTGGGTACATGAAGACACGTATTATGCAGTAGGTGACGTTGTCCAACATGGCGGATACATTTATCAAGCAACACGAAATTCTATTAGTGCAAACCCGAGCGATTCGATTTATCAACCTACTGATCCTGCCTGGGCAATTGTACACAAAGGTACTAAATTAATCGGACAATGGTCACCGGACGGATCGTATAAAACTGGCGATGTAGTACAACGTGGTGGCTACACATATGTAGCACTGTTAGATACTACCGATGACGGCAGTTCATTAGATTACTTAGATGCTACTAACTGGGAAATTCTTGTACCAACACAGTCTTGGAAATCAAACTGGACTGTTGGCGTTAGGTATTCATTAGGCGATGTTGTAACTTACAGAGGCACAGCATATAAATGTATTATTGAACACATTGCAATAGAAGAAAGTTTTCCTGGAGATAACGGCAACGGCTTTGATTACTTCGAAGTTTTACTAGAAGGTACTGATAAGTCGGGATTAGTTGGACCGGGTGATTTATTAACATTTGGACTTTCTAGATCGTTTGCAGGAGACGGGTCAACATTCGGAGAAACAAATATACCGATCGGAACCGAAGAAACTTTACTACAAGTAGATGCTGGAGATACATTTAAATATTCTACATACGGCGCATCAGCAAGATTTATCTATGTAAATTCCAATAGTGGAGTTGACAGTGCTGTTGACAACAGAGGCATAGATCCGTTTAAACCATACAAGTCGATTAGATTTGCATGCGATCAAGTAGAAAATGACGGATTTGAAGGTAACACTACAATACAAGTAGCAACAGGTGTATACGAAGAAATTTTACCAATACGTATTCCGGCTAATGTTGCAGTTCAAGGTGACGAATTAAGAAGCACAACAATTAAACCAAGGCCTGCAATAACCGCACTAGAAGGTGATATTCAATATCGACCAACAGCATTGAGTTATTTGCGTACAGTTATTAACAAAGTTATTTTAAACCAAGCGCACACTAGACTTGAAGGAAACACTCAACCACAAGTATTTCTCGTTGATGAAGTTATTACTGGTCAAGATCCATTTGGAAATGATGTTATTGAAAATATTCCAGTATTTGGCGATCAGACTGGAGTAGATATTGTAAATGACGCACTTGCCGATTATACACAATACATTAACTTCTATGTAGGAGGGTCTGGGCTAGCACCGACAGTATCTGGAACTAATAATTCTTCAACTGACGAGTTCATTGTTGGAGCAGGAAGAGCAATTATAGCAAATAAAGATTTTCTAGCAGAAGAATATGTTGCATATATTAGACTAAACTATCCTGATTACGAACTAGATGTTGAGATTGCAAAAGATCATATTGTTAGATTGACAGGTGCATTAGACTATGATTTAAAGAGAACTGGCAATTATCAAACTCTTAGAGAAGCAGAATTTTATACCAACTCAGTTAACGGCAGTTCTTTAAAAGATATGTTCTATTTAAGAAATTCAACAGGTTTAAGAAACTGTACATTAACAGGCTTAACTGGAACATTAAACCCGTCGAACGTTTTTGAAGAATATCAAAGACCGACCGGCGGCGCATATTGTTCACTTGATCCGGGCTGGGGCCCAGACGATCAGCGAACATGGATTCTTACACGATCACCTTATATTCAAAACGTATCTACGTTTGGTGAGAATTGTGTTGGACAAAAAATTGATGGATCGTTACACGCAGGCGGCAACAAATCATTCACATCAAACGACTTTACACAATTGATTAGTGATGGCATTGGTGCATGGGTATTAAATAACGGTAGAGCTGAACTTGTATCAGTGTTTACATATTATGCTCAGGTTGGCTACCTTGCTGAAAGCGGAGGAATCATCCGAGGAGCAAACGGAAACTGCTCATACGGATTTATCGGCGCACTAGCAGACGGAACAGATCCATCTGAAACTCCGATCACTGCAACAGTTAATACAAGATTAGAACAAGCTAGTATAGACAATGCATTTGCTGGTGAAGTAAATGACGAAATCCTAGCACTTGAATTTAAAAATGCTGGTCAAGATTATACTTCAGCGAACTACACATTTATTGGTTCAGGAACACAAGTAGATGTTGTACAAGAAGATTTTCGATATGACGCAATTTTTGATCCTAGAATTGTTACTGGCGCAGGCTCGCAAACTGCTGGCGGTGGCGGGTACACATTAATCGGAAACCAAGCACAAACAGGGGATACAACAAGTATCACACTTGCGGCAAACGATGAAAACGCAGAATCAAACTTATTAGGTTTAAGAATCTTTATTACATCAGGTGAAGGCACTGGACAGTACGGTTATGTGACTGCATATAATCCAACAACAAAAGTACTAGATGTTGCTAAAGAATCAGACGATACACCAGGTTGGGATCATGTTATTCCTGGATACGAAATTAGAGGGTTATTAACAACATCCTCAACTTATAGATTTGAACCAAGAGTAATTGTTTCAGATCCGCCTTATGATGCTTTTGACACAAATTTAGACGCCGGAACAGTTTATACTGATATTACATTCGGCGAAACATCAGGACAGTTTAATAATATTACAGGCTCTGAAGGTTCTGGAGATGTTGTTCGAGATGATGGCCTAGTACCAGTTGCCGCTACTTGGGATATTACTAAAGACGGTAGCATATATGCAGTTTCAATAAGAAACCCAGGAGCAGGATATAACGTCGGTGACGAAGTTGTAATTAGTGGTGAAGATCTTGGAGGAGAAACTCCGGCTAATGATCTAACAATTACTGTTACTGAAACATCAGACGATAGTACTGATATTATTACAGCATTTACATCAAGCGGAAATGCAGGTTCAGGAAGATATGTAGCAGTATCGAATATTGGGACTACTGTTAATTACTCACCCGATGGGATAACATGGTCAACTGGAGCATTACCGAGCAGTGATGATTGGATTGCTGTAACTGCCGGTAGAGGTGAAGGATCAGACGAACATCGATTTGTTACAGTTAAAGCAAATAGTAATATTGTTGCATGGTCTAGAAACGGTAATGATTGGTTTCAAAGAACTGTGCCGGTGAGTGCAAATTGGTCAAGCATAACATTTGGCAAAGGCATTTATGTTGCTGTTGCTAAAGACGGAAATTATGCTATGATTAGTGATAATGGAATTAATTGGACTATGCAAAACATTCCAGATAGTCCGTTTGATGATTCAACTGTTAACGTCTGGGAAGATGTTACTTTTGGTAAAGATAAATTTGTAGCAGTCTCGTCAAGCAATAACTTGGCAGCCGTCGGCGAATACGTAGGTGGTACACTAACATGGACTACATTTATTATGGATGCCACAAGTGATTCGTCACTGAAAGACTGGAACAGTGTAGCATACGCTAATAATAGATTTGTTGCAATTGAACCAACAGGCAGAATTGCATATAGTTATGACGGCGAAGGATGGTTCGGAGCTGATTTACCATCACCGGACGGCAGTTCATTCCTTAACTGGAATAGAATCAGATCAGGCAATGGATTATTCCTAGCAACAGCTGATGCAGGAGATTTGCCAGCAATTGGAGCTGATCCTATTGTTGACAGTGCAATCAATTATGTTTATCAGTCACAAGATGGTATCAAATGGGTACAGAAAATAGTACCTACTGAATCAAAATACGATGCATTAGTATGCGGGTTCCCTGCATTAGACAGTAACGATCCTGATAATAAAACCGGACAATGGATTGTGCTTTCACAGAATATTACAACAGTAGCCCAAAGAATTCTAACTGGTGCAACTGCATTTATGAGAGCAAAGATCGGAGCAGGACAAATATCACAATTGAATATTTTCGATCCTGGAAGTGGTTACAGAACAAATCCAACTTACACTATTGTTGATCCGAATAATACAGGCGATGCAGTGTTTGATACAAGCAGAATTGCTGATAGAGTTTTAGGTCAGCCAAGCTGGCTTAACAGAGGTGTTGGTTATAAAACATCAACAACTAGCGTATCAATTCTAGGAGACGGTTTTGCCGATGTTGTTCCGGTAGGTAAATTCTTAAACGTGTCAAACATGCCACAGTTAATTGGTCCGGGCGCACAGCTAAGACTAGCTAATAATGATACACTGTATACTGTAGTTGTTGTTGAAAGAGAAAGTACTGAAAACGATGGTTCGTTTACGTTTAACTTCCGTGTATCGCCTGAATTAGAAATTGAAGACGATGTGTTCAACGGACAAGTCGTTACAATCAACACTCGATACAGTCAGGTACGTATCTCAGGACATGACTTCCTAGATATCGGAACAGGCGGATTTAGAGATACTAACTATCCTAACTTGTATACAGGGAATTATTTAAGATATCCAGAAAACGAAGTTATTGAAAAAAATGGCGGGCGAGTGTTCTACACAAGTACTGACCAATCTGGTAACTTCCGATGCGGAGAACTGTTCAGTGTTGAACAGGCAACAGGAATTGTGACTATTAGTGCTGACTTCTTTGACTTGGGTGGTTTGACAGAACTTGCCCTTGGAGGTATTAGAGTAGGCGGCACAGGAACGGTTATTAGAGAATTTTCAACAGACCCTCTGTTTATTGAAGATTCAAATAATATTATTCCAACACAACGTGCTATTAGAAATTATCTGAGTAACAGATTAAACATTGGTGGCGCTGACTTGCTTACAGCAAGTTTTATTGCTGGTACGGTTAAAGTAGGACCGAATCAGATTGCTAACACAGCAGGGTTAGGGGTTAACTTTGCTAAAGTTGCTGACTTTAAAGGACCACTGGCAGGGGTTAAAGGTGCTATGCTAGCACAAAATTACTTCTTCAGATCTTTTAGAGACAGGGATTGAAAATTAAAATAAATACATTATATTGCTAGCTTGGAGTAGAGAATGGCAGAGTTTAAACTAGGTAGAATCAAATTTGTGTGGAAGGGTAATTGGACCCAATCCACTACATACTATAAAGATGACGTTGTGCAATTTGGAGGTAAAACTTTTATTTGTGCTGTAGGACATACAGCTGATACAAGTTTTTATACAGACCTCGATATTGTTCCTTCTAAATGGAATCAAATGACCGATGGTCAGGCGTGGGAAGGCAATTGGACAATTTCAACACTTTATAAAGTGAATGACGTTGTTAAATATGGCGGCACACTTTATATTTGTAACGAGTCACATACATCAGCTGGTACAACCACATTAGGACTTGAAGATGATCAAGGCAAATGGGATACCTATGTAGAAGGATTTGACTGGAAAAGTAACTGGACAATTGCAACACGTTATAAAGTGAATGACGTTGTTAAGTATGGTGGACAAACATATGTTGCAAACACCGGACACACATCAGCTGGCACAACTGCTGATGGACTAGAACTTGATCAAGCCAAATGGGACTACTTAAATAAAGGCACTGAATATAAAGGTGCATGGGCAACTGCAACACGTTATAAAGTAAACGATGTTATTAAGTATGGTCCAAACCTTTATGTTTCAAACACTGCACATACTTCAGATGCTACAGATTTTGCTACTGATATTGCTAACTGGGATCAGTTTGTTGAAGGCTTTGCTTATGAAAATACATGGAGCAACGCAACAACTTATCAACCAGGCGATGTTGTTAAGTATGGTGGTAATCATTATGTCTCAACCTCAATTCATGCAGGTACTACTCCTACCGCAGTTGGGCAAAGTGATTGGTCTCTATTTTCTAGAAACTTTGATTATATCGGCAACTGGGCAATTGACACAGGTTATAAAATTGGCGAAGTTGTTACTGTTGGATCATATACATATGTTGCAACTGCCGATTCACCAACTACAGCAATTACTGTTACAGCATCAGACAACGGTTCATCTCAAATAACCGCCGCAGATACTACTGGAATGGTTGCCGGAATGGCAATTCAATTTAGTGGAACATCTTTTGGTAATATTAATGTAGGTTATACATACTTTGTTAAAACTGTTGATAGTTCAACTACATTTACTATTAGTACAACACAAGGAGGATCAACGTTTAGCGTAGATACTGATACAGGATCTATGACAGCAGATGTCTCAGCTCATCCTACAAACACTAATTACTTTAGCACTTTAAACGAAGGCTTTAGAAATAGAGGTGACTGGAACGATGATGTTGAGTATGAAATTGGTGACGTTGTAAAATTTGGCGACAACACATATGTATCAATTGCTAAACACCGTTCGGAAGGCGACGACGGATCTACAGTAGGCGAACTAGGCGGCGGTGGCGACAACAGTCGTCCAGATCAAGATGCTTCAGGTGCTTATTGGAATCAGTTAATGACTGGCAGCGAAACCAGTATTTTAACTACATCTGGAGATTTAGTTTATTACGGCGGTGCAGGACCAACAAGACTTCCGATTGGAGTTGAAGGCCAAGTATTGATGGCGGGTCAAAACTATCCTGAGTGGACATCACTCGGAGGCAGCGATCATGTTTATTATGTAGCGCCACACGGTAGAGACGAAGCGTTTCCAGTATTTGGTAAAACAGTTGATAAGCCATTTAAAACAATTAGATATGCATGTGAAGCAGTTTTAAAAGGACCATTAAATCCAAATGCAAATAAACTTTTAGAATTAAACCGTGCGTTTATCCAGAGAGAAACAACTGAATGGATCGATTATCAAGTAGCTAATGCTGGCGGCTCTGGCATTTGGGATAGTTTTGATTACGATGAAAGTAAATGCGAAAGAGATACAGGATTTATTGTTGACGCACTGATACATGACATTGGACACGGCGGAAACGTTAGATCCCGAGGCGCGGCTAACACCTATGTTGGAGGCTTGTTTGAAGATGAACAAGAATCATATGGACGTTTAGCACAAGAGTCTGCACAGTCAGTTGAGGCTTTTGCTTATACATTGAGTGTTATACAAAATGTCTTAAATCAAACAGACCCGAGTGTTAACTATCAGGTAACAAACGGCGATAACTCAACTGCAATTGTTACTCAATACAAAGATGCAACAATTAATGCTGAAAGCGGAACATACGATAAATGTGCTGACTTGATGACAATCATTAGTAATGCAGTTGAAGATGGAGATACAACACGTATTCCAGCTAGAGTACAACCGAATAACTTGATTATTATCAAAACTGGTGCGTATGAAGAAGTACTTCCGATTATTGTACCAGAAAATACTTGTGTAATTGGCGACGAAGTACGCTCAACTAAAGTAAATGCCGCTGGATCTAAAACAGATAAAACAGATGCTAAGTTTAGTATTGATACTTTTGCTCACTTAGAAGATGTAATTTCAGATGTTATTGCTGGAGCTACAGTTACACCTAGTGCTAGTAATGCTGAAACGCAAGACATAGCTGTTCCGTTTGCTGATACTGTTGAACAAACAGATATTACACGACTCATCCGAGGCTTAACCCATGATATGGACTTTAGATTAGGAACAAAACATAAAGGTAATATTCCTGATCCGACTGGCTATAATACATCTTACTTAGTAGGTTATGGCGATGCAAGAAAGCTAGTTAAAGAAAACAAAGATTTCTTTATTAAAGAAACAACAGCGTATATTACTGCAAATTATCCAAATCTCAAGTACAGCAAAACTAAATGCGAGCAAGATGTTGGTTACATTGTAGATGCACTAATTTACGATCTAACATACGGCGGAAAAGACCAAACTATTAAAGCAGGACTTGCATACTTTGACGGACGCAACGGTGCAAATTCAATTAGTGCCGCAGAATTAGTTGCAACTACAGATGCATATACTAATTTAAAGAGTATGATTTCAACAGTTGCTCAAGCAAATGCATGGACGGCATTACAATCAGCGGTAACAGTGTTTACTGATACGGCTGGCTCAGCGGCGTCAATAACACATTTAGACGAATGTTTGGATATTATTATTGCTACAGTACAGGATGCAAATGATACTCCAAATGCAATTGTATCTGATATTGCATCTAATGTTGCTACTACAACAGTCGCACACGGAATGGCAGTTGGTGATAAATTTGTTCCGAGATCAACAGCTAATGGCTTTGTTCTTAACAGAATATACTATGTTAAAACTGTTCCAAATCCAGATGAGTTTACAGTTTCTGAAACTTTTGACGGCTCAACAGTAACACTTACAAACGGTACTGGCTTAACAATTACAGGCGATATTGAATATCGTCCGGATTATTCATGGGCGTCAGCAAGTCAAATTACAGCATGGACTACACTTAGTGCGGCGACTGAAACTATTATACAAGGTGTTGTAAATGAATTAGCTACGACTAATTGGCACACTGATTTTGTAGTTAGACCTGACAACATTACATCGACAGCATTTGAAATTTATGTTGGTACAACTGATCTTGTGCATACATATGTAAATGGCGGCACAGTAACAAAAGCTGATGGTACAGAACTTGATATCACAAACTTTGTCTACAACGAATCTACAGGAATTGCAACAGTTACTACTGCAACTCACGGATTATTAGGCGGCGAGGTTGTTGATGTTGAAAATATTGTTGTAAGTTGTTTATCATCAGGCGGAACTCCGCAACAGTTTACATTCCCAAGTTCAACTAACACAGACGGTTCTGTAACAAAAGTAAAATATATTCAATCGAAATGTTTGAGAGATACTAGAATTATTCTTAATTCAGTAGGATACGACATGATGTTTGCAGGAAACTACAACACATTAGTCTCAGCGTTATCGTATTTGAGAGCAACTGCAAAAGATGTATATGATAAAAATCAAAAAGAAACTACACTAAGTGCGTTTGCTTATGTTAAAACACAAGCAAAAGCTAATGTAGGTGGCAACGCAACTGCTCAGGCAAAGATTGAAGAAGTAATGACATTGCTTGACGATGTTGTTTATATTGGTTCAAACGAAGGTAGTAAAGCATCGTGTGCAACAGATGCAAGAAATGCGCATCATGCGGCACTACAGTTAGAACGAAACAGAGACTTTATTATTGCAGAAGCAACTGCTTATATTGCAGATACATTCTCAGACACAGTAACAGCTACTAGTGCTACAGGCGACATTGTTACAATTAGCGATACTAGTTGGATGACTAGAGGAATGGCAATTGAGTTTGAAGGAACTATTGTTGGTGAACCGAGCGGTCCGGCAAGTAATGACGGTATTGAAGCAGACACAGTTTACTATGTACAAAATATTGTAAGTTCAACAACATTTACAATTTCTGATACACGATACGGTGCTGTTAGAACACTAACTACAGACACTGGATCAGCAACAGTTAAAATGAGTTATAACTCGGCACTTTGCGAACGTGACACAGGCACTGTTATTGATGCATTGAAATTTGATATTAAATATCCTGGAAACTATAAAACACGTTATGCTTCAAGATATTATGCTAACGCTGTTATTGGATCACACGAAGAAGATATGTATTACTTGCGCAACGGTACTGGTGTAAGAAATCAAACAGTTGATGGCTTGCGAGGAGACTTGTTACCAGAAAACGCATATGGAACTTCTAGAGTTTCAGCAGGCGCATATTGTTCACTTGATCCAGGTTGGGGTCCAGATGATTACTCTGCATGGATTACAGAACGTTCTCCATACGTACAGAACGTAGCAACGTTTGGTTATGCGGCAGTTGGACAAAAAATCGACGGTGCATTGCATGCAGGCGGTAATGATTCGATTGTATCAAACGACTTCACACAGTTGATCAGTGATGGTATTGGCGCATGGGTTACAAATAATGCTAGAGCAGAACTTGTTTCGGTGTTCTCATACTACTCACACATTGGTTACCTAGCAGAAAACGGCGGAAGAATCCGCGGTACTAACGGTAACAACTCATACGGTGATTGGGGATCGGTTGCAGAAGGTTTTGATGATACAGAAACTACTAATACTGCTATTGTTGATAACAAATTCCAGTTTGAAGCAACTGTAGAACAAGTATTTACAGATGCTGCCGAAGAAGTGTACGCATTTGAATTTGGTAATGCTGGACAAGATTACACAGAAGCAACATTCTTAGTATCAGGTGCAGGCACAGGTGCATCTGTAGAAGTAGATGACTTCCGTGATGGTGCAGTTAGCTATGTGTGGTTAGAAGACAACGTAGACGATAGTACATCTGCTCCTGAAGCGGCAGGAAACTTTGGAGGATTTGGTTATATTTCAAATTCAAACACTGCGCAGGCAGGTGATGCAACAAGTATTACACTGGCGGCAACCGACGGTGAAACAAGTACTGCATACATTGGTATGAAAGTATACATTGACGGCGGTGCTGGCGTAGGACAATTTGGTATTATTGATACTTATAATGCAGGAACTAAGCGAGCAACAGTTACTAAAGAATCAACTGGGGCAGCTGGTTGGGATCATGTGCTTCCAGGTACTGCAATCGCAACACCAGATGCTTCTTCAACATACGCTGTAGAACCTAGAATTTCGTTTGCGTCACCTGGGTTTGATGCAGGTGTTACTGATACTATTAATACAACAGGCAACTGGAATAAAGTTAAGTTTGCATATACAAGTGCAACATACTTACCTTCGAGTTTTACATATGCTGGTAACGGTAGCGGAGCAAGTTTCCAAGTTATTAAAAACGGCGGCGCATACATTGCAAGCATTTTAACTGGTGGCGAAACTTACGAAAGACTGCAAACAATTACTATTGACGGTGCAGACTTAGGTGGTGCAACAACTACTAACGATTTAACTATTACAATTACATCTGTTGATACTGATGGTGAAATTTTAGAATTTGATACCGAAGGTGATGCACTTGAAGGTAAATGGGTTGCTGTAAAAGATGCAAGTAATGTGTCTGCATATAGCTCCGACGGCTTAACTTGGGCAAGCGGAACGCTTCCAACAAGTGCTGATTGGAAAGATGTAGCATCTGCAATGATCGATGATGGATCTTCAGTTGCAAAACAGAGTAGAGTAGTTGCAATTGCTTCCGGAACTGCACAAGCGGCATGGAGTAACAATGGAACTACTTGGAATTCAGCTACAATGCCAGTTAGTGCTAATTGGAGCTCAGTAACATACGGCGAAGGAAAATTTGTTGCTGTTGCTGACGACACTACAACTGTTGCTGTATCGCTCGACGGTGTTGAATGGGATATTACTGGAACCTTACCAGGAACAGGATACGATCATGTAGCATACGGACAAGGCATGTTCATTGCAATCGAATCAGGAAGTACTAATAGTGCTTATTCAACTGACGGTGAAAGTTGGAGTGCTGGCGGTGCATTACCTGCATCAAGTACTTGGAGCGGTTTAGCATACGGTAGAAATATCTTTATTGCAGTCGCAGACGGTAGTGGAAATGGTGCTTACAGTATTGACAAAGGACTTAACTGGACTGCAATGACTGTAGGTAATGCATTTGGTACTCTTCAAGGTGTACAATACGGTCAAGGTATGTTTGTTGCAACTGTACGGGATAGCGGCGGCGGCCTAGATACTAACTATGTAATGTCATCACAAGATGGTATTCATTGGAATACGCAGACTTGTGCAAATACTGGAACTGACGATGGATTTAGTACTGCCGGATTTGGTGTTAAAGACAACATGGGATACTGGATCGGTATCGACGGTGCGGCATCGACTAATAAAGTCGTAAGATTTAAGGATGGTGCAACAGCTAAAGGTAGATGTTCAGTAGCAGATAATAAGATTTTTGAAATTAGGATTACAGATCCTGGTTCAGGATACTCGACTGCACCTGTATTAACAGTAACTGATCCTAGTGAAATTTATGCAGTACCCACTGAAGTTAGAATTACTAACGGTGCTATTGCAAACCCATCCTTTACAAACAGAGGTACAGGTTACGAATCATCCAGTGCTGATCTAGTTGACGGAGACGGTTATGCATTCTTCTACCAAGCAGGATCATTTATTGCAATAAGACAACTTACTGAGTTCCCCGTAACAGGCTCAAACGTAGTGTTTGGACATTTACCAGATCAAACATTTAAACTAGTTAACATTTTAACACTGCGTGGTACAAACGATGGATCATACACATGCTTCTTCCAAGTATCACCTGATATGAAGGTGTTTAATGTGCCAGATGATGGAGTTAGTGTTGAAACTAGAATACGTTACTCGCAAGTACGTCTAACAGGACATGACTTCCTAGATATTGGTACAGGTAACTTTACTGAAACTAACTATCCAGGACTTCCACTGCAAGAACCAGTACAGGCACAAGAGACTAAAGAAAGCAATGGCGGTAGGGTATTCTTTACAACTACTGACCAAGATGGTAACTTTAGAGTTGGTAACTTGTTCGCAGTTGAGCAGTCAACAGGGGTTGCAACACTTAACGCTGATGCATTTAACATTGCTGGTCTACAAGAACTGTCACTGGGTGAAGTTACACTAGGCGGCGGCTCAGCAAGTATTGATGAGTTTAGTACAGACCCATTCTTTACACAAGATTCGGATAGTGTTGTACCGACACAAAGAGCTATTAAAGCATTTATTAGTTCACAAATTGGTGGCGGTGGCGCATCACTTAACGTAAATAGTGTTACTGCTGGTTTTGTTAAAATTAGCGGTACAACAATTACTTCAGATACTGGAGCATCAATTCAAGTTAATGCAACACTTGACTTCAAAGCAGGAGTTAGAGGTTACCCATTAGCATGGAACTACTTTTTAACATAATGGAGAAAAATTAAAATGGCAACAGGTAGATTAGGAACATCAGATTTAGCGGCAGCAACAGACACACTGTTGTACACTTGCCCGGCAGATACATTTTCAGTAACAACGTTATCGTTGTGTAATAGAAATGGATCATCTGTAAGAATCAGAGTAGCAGTAGGTACTAGTGCATCACCGGCTGACGCAGAATTCATTGAATACGATTCAGAATTAACAGGCAACTCAGTTATTGAACGTACAGGTATTGTTTTAAGTGCAGGACAAACTATTATTGTAAGATCTAATACCGTTAATGTAAGTGCAGTACTAGTTGGTATTGAAACAACAACGGCATAAATACATTAGGAGATATAAATTATGGGACGTTCAGTCAAAGCTAATCCAAGAGGAGTTGTTCCGCCAACACTCTTTACACAAGAAACATTAGATGCAGATGCATCGGTCACTGCAAATAAAATTTTCTTTGTTGATACATCCGGTGGAACTGTTCAAGTAACTTTACCGCCTGAACCGTTTCCAGGAGATATCATTAAGATTTTTGATCATACTGGCAGTTTTAGTACAAATGCATGTACTGTAAACCCAAATAGTCATAAGATTATGGGTGTTGCAGACAACATGACAGTTAGTACTACTAGAGCATCTTTTACTCTTGTTTATTCAGGGACTGCTAACGGATGGTTAGTAGAAGCAATTTAATAGGAAAAGGATAACATGGCCTTTAGTTACGAAAGTTTACAAAAAATTACAAGTGCAGGACTTGTGGACGTTTCGATTAGTTCGCAAGATATTGCGAACAGCGCAATTACAGAAGATAAAATTGCTGATGGAAGCATCACCGGCGCAAAAATTGCCGCTGGGCAAGTTGGATCAAGCGAGTTGGCAGCAAACTCAGTAACGTCAGGAAAAATTGCCGATGGAAACGTTAGTTTAACCGGAGGTGAAGTTACTGGAGTATTGCCAGTAAGTAAAGGCGGCACAGGGTTATCATCTGTTACTAATGACAGAACACTTGTTGTTAATAATGCAGGAACCGCACTAGAACACGGTTTTATGGGAATACAAAGTTGCCAAGTGTTTACATCAAACGGCACATGGAATAGACCATCCGGCGTATCGAAAATTAAAGTACAAGTAGTCGGCGGAGGAGGTGGCGGAACAGGCCACGGAGAGTCTGGCGGATCTGGCGGATTTGCTGAAGAAATTATCAACGTTACAAGCATTAGCTCTGTATCAATTAACATTGGTGGTGGTGGCGGTGGTGTAAATTACCATAACAGTGCCGGTAATGGAGGAACTACTTCGTTTGGTCCTTATCTATCAGCAGGTGGTGGCGAAGGTGCTAGACGAGTAGGCGGACACAGTGGTGGACGTCCTGGAACAGGATCAGGCGGAAACTTTAACCAATATGGCGGCGGTGGCAATGGTCACAATCACTTAGGTGGCGGACTTGGAGGCGAGAGCTTCTTTGGAGGAGCATGTTTAGCAGTTCACCAGTCGGGTGTTGGTAACGTTAGTAGCTACGAAGGTAGAGCCGCACCGGGAACCGGTGGAACAGGCGCACCTAGAGGTAGACGTAGAGGCGGTACTGGCAGAGGCGGTATGGTAGTTGTGTGGAATTTGAGAGGATAACATGGCATTTGATTATAAAACACTAAGAAAGATTACAAGTGCAGGAATTGTCGATGGATCTATTGCAGCCGCTGACTTGGCAGCGTCAACAGTTACATCTACAGACATTGCAAATGATGCAATTACAGCAGATAAAATCGGCACAGGAGAAATTAGCTCGGGTGATATCGCAGCCAACGCTGTTGGGTCAACAGAAATTGCCGACAGCGCAATTAGTTTAACTGGATCAAAGTTAAATAGCGATTTAGCACCGGTTTCAAAAGGCGGCTTAAATAGAAATTATTCTTCCGGAAGTGCTTCTCAAGCAATAAAAACTAGTGGCGGAGGATATAATACAGACTATGCCGGACTCCATGCAGTTAGAGCGTGGACTTCAAACGGCACATGGAATAGACCTGCAGGAGTAACTCGTATTAGAGTTCAATTGGTTGGTGGCGGCGGTGGCGGAACAGGCCACGGAGAAGCTGGCGGCGCAGGTGGGTATTCGGAAGAGTATATTGATGTGACTGGTATCAGCTCTGTGTCAATTACCATTGGTGGTGGTGGTGGCGGAAATAACTACCATAACAGTGCCGGTAATGGAGGAACTACTTCGTTTGGTCCTTATCTATCAGGCGGGGGCGGCGAAGGCGCAAGACGTGTGGGCGGCCATAGTGGTGGACGCCCAGGGATTGGATCAGGCGGCAATCTAAATCTTTACGGCGGTGGCGGCTCAGCTCACACACAACACGGCGGCGGCATGGGCGGCAAGAGTTATTTTGGAGGTTCGTGTATTGGTGTACACGACAGCAGTCCTCAAGTATCAAACCAAGAAGGCAGAGCCGCATATGGTTCGGGAGGCACAGGCGGACCCCGAGCTTTACGTAGAGGTGGTACTGGTCGTGGTGGAATTGTAATTGTGTGGGAGTACAAATAAATGGCTTTTTCTTATCAAAGTTTAAAGAAAATTACCGGCGAAGGCATTATTGACGGACAATTAGTAGCTGATGACTTTGCTACTGGCGCTGTTACTACTGCTAAAATCGGTGATAACGAAGTTACATCTGCAAAATTAGCGGCAGATTCAGTTACTGACACACAGTTAGCTACAAATGCAGTGACGCAGGTTAAGTTTGCATCAAACGCAATTAACTTAACCGGAAGTAAAGTTACTGGCACGCTAGGAACAAATAAAGGCGGCACTGGGTTAACATCATTAGGTTCTGCGAATAAAGCATTAAAAGTTAACGACTCGGGCGACGGATATACATATGGCGACACAGATTTAGTATCGTGTAGAGTTTTTACATCAAACGGCACATGGAATAGACCAACAGGAGTTACACGAATACATGTACAAGTAGTCGGCGGAGGAGGTGGCGGAACAGGCCACGGAGAAGCTGGCGGCGCAGGCGGTTACGCAGAAGAAGTTCTTAATGTTACAAGCATCAGCTCTGTATCAATTAACATCGGAGGCGGTGGCGGCGGAAATAACTATCACCGTACAGCAGGTAATGGGGGAACTACTTCGTTTGGTCCTTATCTATCAGCAGGTGGTGGCGAAGGTGCAAGACGTGTAGGCGGACACAGTGGTGGACGCCCCGGAACAGGATCAGGCGGTAATGTTAATATGTATGGCGGCGGAGGCGCAGGCCATACTAACCATGGTGGCGGTGAAGGCGGCATGAGTTACTTTGGAGGATCATGTATTGGTGTCCACGACAGCGGTCCTCAAGTATCAGACCAAGAAGGTAGAGCCGCATATGGATCAGGTGGACAAGGTGGGCCAAGAGCCCTTAGAAGAGGCGGCTCAGCCCGCGCTGGTTTAGTAATAGTATGGGAGTACAAATAAATGGCTAAAAGTGTATTAGTAGATTTCCAGGGTAACGTACAAGATATTTGTAATCCTGGTGACGAATTTGAAATTTATGAAGGACCAAACGCAACAGTACGTTGGGTAGTTTGTCCATCGGACAATATTAATGATAGTTGGGTATTACAGCAAGGAACATGGGAACAGGATGTGCAAGCACCTCCTAGCTATAGTGTTCTTAGACAGCATGCTTACGGAGATATTGGCGAACAGCTAGATATGTTATATAAAGACATGAAAGCAGGCACAACTAACTGGGTTGATCACATCGATACTGTTAAAGATACTGTGCCTGGACCAAACAGCGAAGAAGCAAAAGCAGTACAAGCAATGCGTAGACCAATTAATTGGGGTCAGGAAGAGTCGCCGTCGTGGACAGACGAGGTGAACAGACCAGTTCCTGGTTTGCTTATTACTGTCGGAAAAAAATACAGCGACTAATTTTTTTATTCGACAATAGCGAATCATATAAGTACATGTATGATGTACAATATGTTTCCAACAGGTGTATACAAACAGCAAGCAAATTTAACCGATCATCATAAAAATGAGATGAGAGATTATTTGCTTGCTGAATTTTCTCAGTTACCTAAAAGTAACCATTCTTTAGAAGATGGCGGGAAAACTTTATTTGCAAGTAATGCTGGACTTCATCTATCTCCAATATTTAAGCCTTTAGTTAGTGAAATTATATTTCACATAGAAGAGTATTGGGACACTATGCTTTTTACTGAAGCAACAGATCCAAAGATACTAGATATGTGGGCAAACTTGCACGATAAAGATGATAGCACAACACTACACTCTCATTCAAATATTATAACTGTAGGGTGTTATTATTTAAATTTTCCAATTAATTCAGGAAATTTAATATTTAAAAACCCTAACGAATACACATATCACTACTACCCTTTTGATTACGAAGGAAAGGAAAAATATATGTGGAATGAAATTGATATTGTTGAAAACGATATTGTATTATTTCCGGGTCATTTAAAACATAAAACTGGTCCAAATATGTCTAATGATACTAGGATCAGTATTAATTTTAATGTTGTTATGGTTGATCGACAGCCTGAAATATACTTCGAACAGTAGGTAAGAAAAAAAATGTATACCAAAAATATTTGTGTATTAGGTGGAGGAACTGCTGGTTTAATTACTGCGTTAGTATTAAACGAAAGTTATCCAAATATTAATATTAAATTAATAAAATCTGACAAAATTGACATTGTAGGTGTTGGAGAAGGAAGCACTGAACACTGGCGATCATTTATGGATTATGTTGGAATTGATTTTGACGAATTAATTGTTGAAACAGGAGCAACATTTAAAAACGGTATTTTCTTTGAAAACTGGAACGGTGACAATCGAAATTATTATCATACTGTAAACGGACAGTTTATGGCAGAAACATTTACAGGTTATCCGTATCTATATCATAAACTTGCAGCCGAATCGAACTCACAACTTGACTTAGTTGATCCTTACGACATCGAAAGTAAATGTTTTTATCCTTTAGAAAGTGCTACTAATCAATTTCACTTCGATACATTTAAACTCAATCAATTTTTAAATAATAAATGTCTTGAATACGGAGTCGAAATTGTTACTGATACAGTCCGAGAAGTTGAGCAGGACATCTCAGGTATTACTAAATTAGTAGGCGAAAAGCACGAGTACACAGCCGATTTATATGTTGATGCTACTGGATTTGGAAGATTTTTAATTAAACAAGTAGAAGATAGTTGGAAGGATTGTACAGAATATCTCCCAATGAATAGTGCTATTACATTTCCGACACCCCAGACACCTAATCAAGATATTAATAGTTATACCAGAGCTATTAGTATGAATGCTGGATGGCTTTGGAATATTCCTACGCAGACTAGATTTGGAAACGGGTATGTGTACTGTGACAAGTACATTACTGAAGAACAAGCACACGCAGAAGTAGAAAAATTTTACGGTACTAATATAGAAATTGTTCGCTCATTTAAATTCGGTGCAGGTTATCTTACAAAACCTTGGGTAAAAAATTGCGTAGCTGTTGGACTTAGTAGTAGTTTTATTGAACCTTTAGAAGCAACAAATATTGGAACAGCAATACAGCAGAGCTTTGCGTTATCTGCTCATTTACCAAATTGGGATCCTAAAATTCCTATAACTGTAGCTAAGTTTAACAACCAAATAGTCGATGTGTTTGAAAATACTGTAGACTTTGTACAATTACATTATATTACAAAAAGACGAGATACAGAGTTCTGGCGTTCAACTGAAAACTTAAAGTTGACTAAGTTTAATGAAAAAACTCTTCCAATTTTTAAAAAGACGCTACCTAATTGGACATACTTCGATAAAAGATATATTATGTTTAATCATCATAATTGGTTAATGGTGTTAATGGGTTTAGAAATAATCGACAAACAGTCGATTGTTGATAGTTGGAAAGAAGTAGATAACGAATTGCGTCAAACTGCTAATATTAAATTACAAATTTACTTTAGCAGAGATGTTAAACCTATAAAACATAGAGATGCTATTAATATTATTATTGAGGATTATAAATGAGAAACATAAAAAATATTTTAATTGTTGGCGGCGGCAGCGCAGGCTGGATGAGTGCGGCATATCTTGCAAAGTGTGTTCCCAATATCAATATTACACTAGTTGAATCACCTAAAGTAGGAACTGTCGGAGTTGGAGAAAGTACACTAGGACATATCAATAAATTCTTAGACAGTTTAGAATTAAAAGATGAAGACTGGATGGAATTTTGTAATGCAACTTATAAAACTAGCATTAAATTTACTGATTTTAGAAAGCCCGGCACACATTTCCATTATCCGTTTGGCGATTATGAGTTATCTCAGACAGTTAACGAATTAAGAGACTGGTCGTATTATGAAGCATACTTTAATAAAAACGAAATTGAAAGTACCTCATTTGCTAATATCAATATGCCGCATGTCTTAATGACAGAAAAAAATAAATTATCTAGAAACGAAGATAATTTGTTTAGTTCATTTAATTTCCACTTTGACACAGCTTACCACATGGATGCAGAAAAGTTTGGACAGTATCTTAAAGATAATATTGCTATTCCGAATGGCGTTGAACATATACAAGCAACTATTACTAATATCGAAACAAACAGTGACGGAATTAGTTCGATCGACACAGAAGAAGGTGTAACATTATCGGGCTATGATCTATACATCGATTGTACAGGATTTAAAAAACTTCTTATACAAGAAACATTAGGTGTTCCGTTTGAGCCGTTTGATGATGTGTTAATGAATGATAGAGCATTAGCAGTCCGAATACCGTATGTAGATAGAGAAAACGAGATGGAGTCTGTTACAAATTGTACTGCTATAGAGAACGGCTGGGTTTGGAATATTCCGTTGTGGAATAGAATTGGAACAGGGTATGTCCATTCAAGTAAATTTGTAGACTGGGAACAAGCAGAAGAAGAATTTAGAAATCACTTATCAAAAAGAGAAGGGTTCGATGCTAGTGAATTAACATTCAATAGAATACATATTAAGCACGGGATACAAAAAGAACCTTGGTTTAAAAACGTTTGTTCTATTGGTCTTGCTTTGGGATTCATCGAACCTTTAGAATCAACCGGACTGCTAACGACTCATGAAAACATTATTAGGTTAGGCGAAGCATTATCTAGGAGACACGGAAAAGTGACACAAATTGATGTCGACTCGTGGAACTTTGCCGCAAAAATGGAAATTGAAAACTTTAAACAGTTTGTGTCTCTTCATTACGGTCTTAGCGAAAGAGATGATACACCGTATTGGCATCATGTAACTTCGAATGTAAATTATAAACGAAATCATTTAGATCTACAACCAGAACTTGTATATAGTGTGCAGGACACAATGTCTGTTCTTACTTCTAAGTATGAACTAGATGCGACATATACTGATGGAAAAAATTGTATTATTGCAGGCATGGGTATTAATCCTATAAGCATCCAGCTTGCAGAACGCGAAGCATACCGTTTCCCTAGTGTTGTAGAGTACTGGGAAAATGTACGTAAAGCTCAAAATGACAGGAATGCACATATGTTAGAACAAATCGAAAAAATGCCAACGCATTACGAGTTTTTAAGAGATAATATTTATGGAAAATAATATTATTGTCTTAGGAGGCGGCACAGCCGGTTGGCTAACGGCAATGACATTAAGGAAATTATGGCCAGATACTGTTGTTACAGTTATTGAAGATCCTTCAAAACCTCCAATTATTGCAGGCGAGTCAGGAGGAATGGCAATTGCAAATATCTTTAACCTTTTAGATATTGATATAGTTGAATGGGAGAATGCTGTTAACGCAACACCAAAGTTGGGAGGAATATTTTACAATTGGAATGGTGAGGGTAGTGTATTCCATCATGCTCTTGTTCACAATTATACAGATAGTTGGAGTAAAAACTTTGATTCGCTCGAAGAACAGATGTTCTATCTTAGAACATTAATTAAAAATAATGTAGACTTGTGTGATGCATTCACAGCCGGCGACTTTATTAAGAATAACAAAGTACCATTTGACAATAATTTAAAACCGTTGCATCCTTCAATGCATCACTTTGACAGCAGAGCTACTGCCGCATATCTTAAAAAAATTGGTTTAAGCCGAGGTATAACATTAGTCGAAGCATCGTTTACACATTGCGATAAAGACGAAAACGGTAACTTAACAACAATGCATTTCAATAATCATCCGTCCTTATCGGCAGACTGGTTTTTTGATTGTAGCGGATTTGCTCGATTACTACTAGAAAAAGAATGCAATATAAGTAACACCGACTATTCAGAAATTTTCCCTGCTAGGGCAGTAGTAGCATGGTGGGACGATAGTGATCTATATTCGAGTACAATTGCAACAGCAATGGATGCGGGCTGGAGTTGGAAAATAGGATTAATGCATCGTTCTGGTCAAGGATACTTGTACGATCCTGATATCTTAACTGAAGACCAGGCGCTTGCAGAAGTACATAAGAAGTTTGGAAATCACATCGAGCCAGTAGCAAAACTTAAATTTACTCCTAGTATTTTAGATGAGTTTTGGTATAAAAATGTAATCGGTATTGGATTGAGCACTGGGTTTTTAGAACCTTTAGAAGCAAATGGTACCGGCGTTATTGTAGATAGTTTATTAGCATTGCAAGCATATTTCAATCCGCATAGCAGAAACTTTAATAATAGATCACAGTTCAACAATGCAGTACATCGATCTTATCAGACAATTAAAGACTTCTTAAGTTTGCATTATAGAGGCAAAGGCCTAAACACTGAATTTTGGAAAGAACAGCAAAGTAATCCGAATAGAATACCCGACTCGTTGAGATCTAGATTACACGATTTTGAATATTTTTACAGGACCAATAATATCGAATATATACAGTATATGTATCAGTACGGGATCGAAAGCTGGTTAACTGTTATTCAAGCACTTGATATTATTGATCCTTCAATAATTGATATTAAAGATGATGTAGATTCGTTGGTATTAAAACATTTTGAAAAAGAAAAACAAATACAACGTAAGATACAAAACAAAAGTATAAGGATAGAAGAATGGAAAGAACTTATAAAGAACAAATCGTAACTACTAGTACTGGAAGAAAAATTTGGATTTACGATGATGTATTTACGTATCAAGAACGCACCGGATTTTATGAACAAGCACAACATTCTTTTTTTCGTATTCGTGGCAGTGATAATGATATTTTAGAATATAAAGAGCATGTTAGTGTTGTTAGTATGTATCATGTTAACGATGTTCAGCAAATGGGAATTTACGATTTAATCCCTGAGGAAATTAGAAAAAAACATCATATGACGTATGAAAATATTGATGACACAATGATTAATATGGTTACTCCGTCGGATAGATTTCATGTACATGTTGATAATGATAGCGAACACGGCAGAACATTTGTATATTATATGAACGTAAACTGGGATGTTGAATGGGGCGGCGATACCTTGTTTTTAGACGAGGAAGGAAAAAACATTGAGTTTTGCAGCCAGTTTAAACCGGGACGTTTTATATTATTTGATCCAAAAATTCCGCATATGATTCGTCCAAGCACTGTACTGGCTCCTCATTTTAGATTTAGTCTAGCTAGTAAATTTATCCCACATCTATTGGAAAAGCCTAAATGGTAATTGGTGTTGTCGGAATCGGTACAGCTGGTTTACAGAGTATTGTTCATTTATTAGGACATACTCCAGACGATATTAAAGTGGTTAGTATCTATGATCCTTCGATTGATATTTTAGGAATAGGGGAAAGCACAACTACATTTCTCCCATATGTATTAGGATCGGTATTAGACTTTTCGATGGTAGAAGATGCCGAACTATTAGATGCTACAACTAAACACGGAGTTAAATATTCTAATTGGGGTGATAATGATTTCTTTACAAGCATTTATCCTCCGTATCATGGAATGCATTTTAATAATTTTAAATTAAGAAAGTTCGTGTTAGATAGGTGCAACGAGAAATTTGCAGATAGGTTTTCTGAAATACAAGGAAAAATAACAAACATTTCTCAAGATGAAAATTGTGTTGAAGTTACAATCAATAACGAAATATCACAGTTCGATTATCTTGTAGATTGTACCGGCTATCCGAAAGACTATAGTGATTATACTGTTGATGAAAACATGCCAGTTAATCATTGCTTAGTTAATATGATTGAAACTCCAGGAGATTGGAATTACACACATCATTACGCAACTGAACACGGCTGGATGTTTGGAATACCTTTGCAAACCCGTCAGGGTTGGGGCTACTTGTTTAATGATAATATTACTTCTGTTGAAGAGGCAACAAAAGATATTGCTTCAATATTTAACACTAAAGTAGAAGAATTAAACTTACGAGAGTTTAAATTTAAAAATTATCATGCTAACACATTTATTAACAATCGTATAGCAGTTAACGGTAACAAAGCATTATTCTATGAACCTTTAGAAGCACTTAGTGGGACATTTTATGAAGGAATAATTGTAGAGTTTATAGATGTTATTTTAGATGGTAAAGATAGCGAACATGCTAACAAAAAGTTAATTAACTCTGCAAGCAGATACAAAGACTTTATACACTTTGTATATGCCGGCGGGAGTAAATATGACAGTCTTTTTTGGAAAACTACAAAGAAAAAGGTTGACAACTACCTAGAAAATAGTGTAACATTTAAAGAACTACAACGAACAAGAGCGTTTTTGTCTACACTTGTAGACGACAGAATTGTACAATTTCCTGTAAGTATCGATTTATGGAATCTTATAGATGAAAAAATGAAGTTAGAGTATTTGAATGATAGATGATATTATTGTAGTCGACGATGTAATACCAACATCTTATCAAGATGAAATATATGATATGATGTTTAATCAGGGAAACTTTCCTTGGTACTATGTACATGATGTAACTTTTGTACAGGAAAAAATTGAAAAAGCACAACTTAAAAAGAGTAACCCGGCATTATGTCATGTATTTTACAGTTACGAAATGGATCATACAAGTCCGTATCTGAACTTTATTAAGCCGTTAGCATACTTAGCATGTGCTAAAATTAATCAAAACGTACAAGAGATTATAACTGCACGTAGCTTTTTACAACTGCCTAGTGGAGTTGACATACAAACACCTAATCATCCGCATGTTGATTTAGACTTTGCACATCTTGTGTGTTTGTATTATGTTAATGATAACGAAGCACCGACTAATATTTACAAACAAAATAGTAATGACATCAAACTACGCGATATTCCTAATACAGACTTTGAAATCGATCAAGTAGTTTACCCTAAAAAAGGAAGATGTGTGTTTTTTAACGGTAACAGGTACCACTCAAGCTCTAGTCCGAATATGTCATCTAGATGTATAATTAATTTTGATATAGGAACTTAACATGCAATACATTGATACGCCCTTTGGAATACCACTTAAAGTGGTAGATCCAACACTGGATGTTAGAGAACAGTTGATTACAGAAACTAAAGTAGCCGCTGAAAATAATAGAGAAAACACCATTAATCCGTGGGCGGGAAAAATGGATGCTACTTTTAGATTTGACCAACATGTAAACATTGTAGAAGAAGAATGTCCGTTATTAAAAGAATATCTATACGGATTAATTAACGACTTCTTGTACGAATTAGATTTAAATTATCCATACAGTTTTGTAAAGATGGACGAGTCTTGGATAAACTATAGTAGAAAAGGATCGTACCAAGAATTTCATATGCACCCGGAATCAGATATCTCAGGAATATTCTATGTAACCGCCCCGCCAAATAGCGGAGACTTGATGTTTAATTCTCCTGCAAGTGCATACAATTATCATAAACTTACTCATAGATCAAACAGAATGCATGCTTCGGTAACTTATAAACCATACGAAGGTAGAACAATTTTATTTCCGTCATATCTAGAACATATGGTAGGTTTAAACGATACTGACGAAGAGCGCATCAGTATTGCATTTAATGTAAAGTTGGTAGAATAATGAACGATCATAACGAAGTAGTCGGTATATTTCCAACACCGGTATACTTTGCACTACCAGAAAATATAGAGAACTTACAAGATAGTATTAATTTTCTACATAATCTTCCTTTAAGTATTGACACCGAAGCAGATACTGAATTGAGATATGGCGGCGTTTCGGCCGATAGTTATATTTTAAACAGGCCCGAATGTGGATTATTAAAAGAGTGGATTTTAAAACATGTTAATATATACTGTAAAGAAGTATTAGCATGGGATTACAATAAAATTAGTATCACACAGAGCTGGGTTAGTACTAAATGTAAGGGACAAAAGCATGTTATGCACCGCCACCCTAACAGCTTAGTTAGTGGAGTGTTTTATTGGCAAGATGATATTGAGGATATTTCTTTTTTAAAACCAGAGCCGAGAACAAACTTTAGTATAAAACGAAATACAGAAATTGATAGTGTGTATGCATGGGACTATCATAAATTTTCTCCCAAGAAGAATACATTAGTATTATTTCCAAGCGAACAGAAACATGGTGTTGCTGAAAACTTTAACGATACTCCTCGAAAAAGTTTAGCATTCAACACCATGATTTTTGAGAAAATTGGAATGCAGGAAGAACTAAGTGAATTAGATCTAAGTCGGATTAACGATCGTTAAAATAATCATTTCCTTCAACCTCTTCAGTTTCAGGTCCTAGTTTTACGCCTTTACTGGCGCCTGCTTTTTTGATTTCTACAATACGCTCTTCAGTATTTTTGATGAACATTGCATAATCAAATGCTTTATAGTAAGCGTCAAATTCTTTATTATCAACTGTCCACATCGGGTAACTCCTATTTTATAACAGTATTTATACTTTTAGCTATAAAGATAGCCAATTGAAATGATTTTCCTTGCCTAATACTGTTGGCATAAAATTCATACTAACAGTAAGTCTTTTTGTCGGCATAGTATTTATCTGGCTTGTATGATTTATGTATGACGGAAAAAGTAATAAAGTATCCTGTATTGCTGGCATCAAAAATTCACCAACAGTATACGGAGTGGTGTTACTAATCTCTGTTTGTATCATAGTTTCTAGAGGATTTTTAGTTGATTTAAAAACTGTGCCTCCCGAATATTCAGTGACGTCTAAGTAATATACAGCACTAATCATACTATTACTATGATAATGCCAATTAATTTGACCACCATCAGACATGTTGTTGACCCATGCTTGACAGCAAATTAAATCATCACACTTCCATCCAATACCGTTCCAAAATTCTATTGCCTGATCCTTGCACCAATCGATAAGGTGCGCCCAATCTTCATCTTCATGTAAGTTAGTTTGACTTTGATCAAACGATCCTAAACCGTTTTCGTCGTTCTTCCAAACTAATTTATTTTTTAAGATTTCTAAATCGTATGCAACTGATGTATTATTAACCCTTGCAATTGCATCAGGAAAGACTGCGCTAATTTCCATTATTCAACTTCGGCGATTTGACTCATTTGATCATAGTTAACAACAAAACGTTGATGTGATGATAAATCAATTACTTCGCATAAACGATTTTCTGGATCTCTTTGAAGTACTTGCCCAATGCCATTAATTAAAGTTAACGGAATATCCTTGGCTTGACTTGCTAACAATGGAACACTATCAGCACTAACTTGAGCTTCGTAGTGACAAAAATAATTTTTTCCTACGTCCATTTCTTCTGGTTTCATTTATTTCTCCTTTGAAATTTTTCTTTGTAAATTTTTATACCCACCGGCAAATACATCGGCCCATCTCCTATAACCTACTTCAGTAACTTTACGAAGCTCGTCAGTCATCGGGCCTACGTTGTACTTAACCGAATCTCTCTTGAACGGAACAAAAAGACAGAGAGGAGTTCCTCGCTCGATTTTTGTAACACCGTAATTATATAACGCTAAATGTTGACTTATATCATAATGTATATCGGACCATATAACGCCTGGCAGTGCAGTAAAGTCTTTATTATAATTATAAAACAAAGGCAACTGCATAATAGCCCAGCCCGGCGGAGTACGAACTCTCCACGGACATATAGCTTTAAAAATCATGCTATATGGATCGTTCGGAATATGATCTTTAAACTGCGCATTGCCTTGATTAGTAAATTGCCAAAACTTGTTGTTAGGTGTATTCCAATAATATTGACCATCTTTGTGTACATCGACTTCAACATCAGTCCACATTTTTAAAACATATCCCTGTTTAAAATAATCAATAAATGCCGGACATGCTTTTGCTGTTTCGGGCCGACCGCCTGCGCCTACATGCTCTCTAGGCAAATCACGAAACCACTCAGGCATCTCTTTAATAGCCGGAACAGGCGGTTCAATGTTTTCCATTCCCGGAACTATTGACCAGAAATCTACTTGGCATTCTGCTTCGGTTTCTTTTTTATCTCTTACGAGCTTATTCCACCAACCCATTATTGATCCTTTTTAATCTTTTGAATATGTTCTCGGTATCCGTCTTTAAACTTACTAGCCCAGTGATAGTATGCAATGTTAGTTTTATATCTCAACTGTTCTGTTAATTCGGATATTGTAAATTTCCATTTTTCTCGTTTGATAGGTATGTATACTGCTAATGGAGTTCCTCTAGGAATAAAAGTCCTGCCGGTATTATGGATAGCAATTTGTTGATTTACTTCGTAATGCACATCAGTCCAAATAGTTCCTGGAAGAACTGTAAAGTCTTTATTAAAATCATAGAACATTGGAAGTTGTAAAACTGAATATCCTTTGGGAGTCATTATTCTCCACGGCGAGACTGCTTTTAAAATCATTTCATAATTTGAATTTTTAGGAATGTGATCAATAAATTGATTGTCTAAGTGAGTATCGAATCTAAAATTATCTTCGGGTGTACGCACACTAAAATTATTATCTTTGTCTGTAATAACTTCTAAATCACACCATAGAGGAATGACCCATCCATTCTCCCAAAAATCCATAAATGCTGGACATCTTTTAGCAGTACCGGGATGTAAAGGCTGATTACTGTCTATCGAATTAGGCATATTCTTAAACCATTTAGGAATATACTCACGCATAGGTACAGGAGGACATACTTGTTCTAATCCCTCTATTTCAGACCAAAATGTTATTTCGGGTTTTTGTTTTTTAAAAAAGTTAAACATCATTTCACTGTAAAATTAAAAGTTATAACTGCTCTGCCTGAACAATTTTTAGGTCTAGAACTCTGATGGTAATGGCTTCCGTTAAAGATAAAAATTTTTCCTTTTTTAGGAGAACTTCTAGTTAGCTCTGTATATTCCGATGATTGTGTTGTTTCATTATAAACGACAGTGTCACCGTCAGCATCATTAGCATAATACAGTCCTGTGTAGTGCGGTATCCTAAAATCAATATGGGCATCATCGCCCGGATTAACAGCATACCCTGGAAGCCCATTAGGTGTTAAATTAGTAGGCATCAACATGCCGGCTCGTACTCGTAAGATCTTATCAACTTCTTTATTAAGCATTTCGCCCATAACATATGTGATAGGTGCAAAATTTGTAAAGAAAGGGGTTGCTGTTGTTCCTTTCTTATTGTTAGGACCATCATCAATTAAGTAATGACTAAATGCAGTATTAAACTGAGTATCATTAAATCTTTCATTCACTACAAACCACGGAAACTCTCTAGAAAACAATAAGTCTTCTAGGTCATTTTGATATGCAATTGGGATTGCGTTTTCCTTACTAATATACTTCATCAATGATATTTATTGAACAAGATAAATACTATATAACAGATTGGGTTGAGAATACATGGCTAATTTTCCGATTATCAATAATTTAAGAATTGTACCTAGAGACACTGACTATTTGGATAGAAAGGTTGGATCTCGCGGTGAAATTTATTTTGATATCAATGCAAACACTTTAAGACTTTATACAGGAAGTAATGAAAATACTGGAGGATTGCCTCTTGCTAGAGCTGACTTATCTAATATTTCCGATGCAGACTTTTTAACAAAAGCAACAGCCGCAGGAGTTGGCGGAGGCGGTGGTGGTGGCGGAAGCGCAGAATTTAGCTTCTCGGCAGATGATTCTACAATACAGACAGTGCCAGCCGGCAACTCGGTTAAATTCTTAGGCGGCAACGGAATTAGCACTAATAGTAATGCTGATGAGTTATCTATTACTAACGATGCTAATGTCTTTAGTACGATTAGTGTTGCAGGGCAAAATGATGTTGTTGCAGATAGTCTAACTGACACTTTAACTTTAGTAGCAGGTACAAACGTAACCATTACAACAGATGATACTACAGACACAATTACAATATCAGCTTCTCCGGGCGGTGGTGGAGGACTGTCTGCATTAGTAGAAGATACTGATCCTACATTGTCAGCTGACTTAGATGCAGGCGGATTTAAAATTACTCAACTTGCAACACCGACTGCTGATGCCGATGCTACTACAAAAGCCTATGTTGATAGCCAGTTAGATGTAGCTAATAATTATCTACCAGCAATGACTAAATTAGTAGTCGACAATGTAGGCGCAACTGCTTATACATTTGATCAGTATTCCGGCGATAACCCTACAATTTTTGTGATAAACGGTACTACTGTTGCATTTGATTTATCAGCAATTGAAGGTCATCCGTTTGAAATACAGACTCCAGCAGGACTACCTTATAATACTGGTCTTGTTCATGTAGCACCCGACGGCACAGTAAGTTCTGGAGCGGCAGCACAAGGTAAAACTAGCGGAGTGTTGTATTGGAAAATACCTACTGATATATCCGGCGGTTATAGATACCAATGCCAGAATCATGCAGGGATGGTTGGTTCGTTAACTATTAAAGATATCTCGCTTATTTAATATCCATACTAGGATTTTTACGCTGAAACTCTTTTACTAACTTATCTAGTTTTTTTCGAATATCCTGTATCTTTAATTTAGATTCGTCATTTCTAATTGGCAAAGTACGTTGCGTAGATAACTCTACATGACCTTTGTCAATTTCTTTCATTGTAGATTCTAGATCTACCAATAATCCTTTTACCTTAGTAGCTAAAGGATCGTTAGCATGACGAATAATATAATTATAAATTTCTTTTTCTTTTCTAAATTGTGGTGTATCAAATAATGATAGCATTGTGCAACTCCAAAATTGTATCAAGTTTTGTTCTTACTAAATTATCTGTTAGAGTTGTTCTCAACCCTACGTGTAAGTTTTTAGGCAAATCCATAAAGTCTGCCCAACAGTATGTATTTACAGGAACATGGGTAAATTCTTTTTCAACTAAGCATACAAATGTTCCATATTCAAATCCACTATCTTTTGATGTGTATAACTCAATAGGTAAAATTTTACCAGTAGAGTATTCTAACTGGGTAGATTGCGAATCATCAACTACATTGTTTGTGACAGAAAATGTAGGAATGGTCCATTTTTGATTCTTTAAAATCAATAATAGTTTACGCGACTCGGTCGAAAGATAAAGCAGTCCTACATGTTTATGCATGTAATTACTTAGTCTGGGTCTAAGTCAAATCTCCAGTAACCTGGCGAATATTCACCTTCAAAAGATTTAAGCCAATATTCACCATTCCAGGTATATTGTATTCCTGTTTTGAGATTTGTAATATAAGTAGGATTATCTAAAGTATTTTGAGTTTTTATCATTTCCCATGAAGAACCATCCCACTCGACAATACTGTTTTCTTCAATTACAAAAGATCCATTATTAGTAGATCCGTCTGAACCTTTCCAGCCGTCTGCACCATCTTCGTTATCTGCATGTCCAATAGATTCTAACATTAAGAAGCGTGTTCCGACTGGTATATTATTTGCTCCTCCGAATTTCTCAACAGGATTATAATTAAATGGATCAACTATTGCATCAATAGTTCCTCTAGTTCCACCGACTACACTCGTAATAAGTGTGTTAGACGGAATACCTTCGGGATCCAAAGTTATAAGCAATACATTAGGTTCAGTTGGATGTACTGCCATTGTTCCTCTTAACTCAAATCCAGTAGGTTGTTTAAAGTAAACCATACTTCCTGCAGGCTTTCCGCCCATTTGATCAAAAATAGCATCCCAACTGAGAACTTTTCCGTTTGAATATTCTTTAGATTCTAATCCTAGTTTCCTAATGGCACTAGCAGGATCGACTACTGTTAGGGTGTAATCGTAACGCTGTCCATTGTTAGCAGAGAAAAGAATTACCGGATATAATCCATTAGTCGATACTAATGCATTTGCACTACCAGCACCGCCTGTAACGTTACTAACATATCCTGTAGAGTTTTGACTATTATATATTAAACTACTGATATCAACAACATCACCAGATTCGCTAAACACGTTTGCAACGATTCCTCTTACAATACCAAGTTTTTTAACTTTAGTAGGCGGTGAAATATATATCGGAATTGTAAAATCTAAACTACAAACATCGATGTCTTCTGCCGCTCCGGCTGGTATTGTTCTAGAACTAAAATTTGTTGACTCTAAGTAAACGGTTGTTAAGCTAGTCCAGTCTACGTAGTTATCCGAACTTTGAATTTCTAAACTCGGATTAAACAATACCAGCATTTGCTCAAGCAATTGTAGTTTTTGATCAGTATTACTAGTCCATAAATCTGCTTTAACAGACAAAGTAAATGGTGTTGGCATTAAACGTTCAACTGTAAAGTTTCCGCCTTGCTCACCTGTATAAGTAGGATCTGCACCAGCTGAATCATAATTGTAATCACGTCCTCGTATGTTAAGTTTACTTACAAATGACGGATCAGAAAGACGACTAGTGTCCATATCTAATCCAGTAATGTAACAAGCAACCCTAGGAACACTAGGAAGTTTGTTTTCGGAGTTCTCTCTGATAATACTTGCAACCTGTTTATTTAGATCTCCATACATAACTGGAACAGTGGACTGAGTACCATCACCGGCCTCGTACTTAAAGCCTATAAAGATCCTCATAAATTGTGTCAGGTATCTGCGTATTTGACCGTCATAAAAATAGTCCATTAGTTTTTACCTTTTTTCTTCTGTCTTCCGCTCTTCATATTGGCGCACCACCTGTACATCTTAGCCTTCTCACCACTTGCGTTCTTAGCACGTTTGCGTAGTGCTGTTACTGATCCATTACAACTAGCACCTGAACGCTTTACACGCCCTGGTCTGCTTTTACCTTTTTTCTTACCGTCAGCGAAGTTTTCGTTATATGCTGTATCAGTAGCAGACTTTGCACTTGCACCTTGTGGATGATTAGGATTAATACCAACTACTTCGCCGTTCATAAGATCACTAATGTTAGCACTCTTGCCTACTTTGTCTAGTAGTTTATGCAGTTTATCACTAGGATCGTACTCGGTTTCGTAGTTAGGTTTGCCACGTACTTCTGTTCGGTTGCCTGTCTTAGTATCAGTAATGTTTAGTACCAACATTTCTTTATCACGTTCTAACCGTAGTTTATAACCTTCAGAAAAGTTTTCGTCTGTGTTATAGTCTTGTAACATTTTTCTTAGATAACGTACTGCTCTTAAATAAATTTGTCTAGCACGATCGATACCTGTGCCAATTTCGTTACCAATTTGTTTAAATGTCATGTTATGTGTATGACGCATAACAAAGACATCTTTCAACCTATCGCCGTTAACTGCTATTTCAGCCATGCGATCTAATGAGTTTTCTAAATCAATTTTTGATACATTATCAAACTCAAAGTTTTCAGTAATCTCGCAAATTCTCATTAGTCGTCTGCCTTTGGTCTAAGAGCTTTATGCAGTCCTTGCTTCTCTTTAATAGACTTTCCGTCGATTGTATTAACTGTTGGGTTGTTAATAAA